GGCGCATTCTGGGCGTTTGGGTGGTCGAAAGTGTGCGAGAGGGCCAACGGACCTTTACGCACCATGGTGCGCCACTTTGGCAAGAATTTGGGATCAGTATTCGGAGGTACGACGGTGGACTCCGCAGTCTTCTACCATTCTAAAGAAGGTGAGGCCCTCGATGAGATTGTCTGGCGCCACTACCGCGCAGAGATCCGGGGCGCGTTCGAAACGGTGCTCGAAGCAAATCCGGGTATCGCTGCAATGGGGCCGATCCTGCCACTGGGAACTCGGGTTGTACTCCCCGTGATCGATACACCCAAAGAAGCAGAAAGCCTGCGCCTATGGGATTAATGGATTTCAGACCGTACTTTCGCGTCACTGTTGACGGCAAAGACATCAGTGGCGTTCTTGCGCCGCGGCTGGTGAGCTTGCGTGTGACGGATGGCGCAGGCGTACAGTCCGACACTGTCGAGATCCGCCTAAGTGACATGAACCTGCTTCAGAGGATTTCCGAACCCCGCGCTGGCGCTGAAATCGAAGTCTGGTTGGGGTTCCCGCTTAGTCTGTCCTACATGGGCTTGTTTGTCGCCGATACGATTGAGACGGGCGGGCCACCTGATACCGTGACGATCACCGGGACGGCATCGGTGAACGGAGAAACCACAAGCGGCAAAACGGCGCTTACCGATCAGAAAAAGCGGAGCTGGCCCGAAGGCACCACAATTGGGGCAATGGTCGAAAAGATCGCGAGCGAGCATGGCCTGATCGCAATGGTGTCCGAAAGCCTGCGCGCAGAGGCTTTGCCTCACATCGATCAGATTGACGAAAGCGATATCAATCTCTTGTCACGGATCGCGCGGGATTTTGATGCGATTGCCAAGCCGGGCAATGGCCGACTGATCATGACCAGGCGAGGGGAAAGCCTAACCGCATCCGGCCAGCCTCTCCCGGTGGTGAGAGTTGATAAATCATCGGTGACCGAATGGCGCTACAGGAACAGCCTGCGCGAGCGGGTTGGGCGCGTAATCGCGACCACGCAGGATCTCGAAGCTGGTCAGTCGGTTGAGGTAGAGGCCGGGCAAGGTGAGCCCGCCTTAAGGCTGCGGCGACGCTTCCCGGACAAGGTAACAGCCCGGAAAACAGCCGCATCCGAGTTAAAGCGCTTGGGACGAGCAGGACGCAGCCTTTCAATCACCATGCCCGGAAACTCCGACATAGTCGCCGAGGCGCGCCTGAGCGCCAGTGGGTTTCGATCCTACATTGACGGAGAATGGTTGGTCAGCCGGGCAACCCACATCCTAGACAGTGGGGGATATCGCACCGCAATCACGGCTGAGCCCTTGAATTAGCGGATCCCGCGCAAAGGGATCACCTTTGCCTCTGCACCCGTGACAAAGTCCGCCCACCTCTGCATGAGAATTCGGCGCTGATCCAGCAAATCGGAGCGTGCATAAGAGCGCTCGACCTTGTTGCCTAGAATGTGGCCGAGGGCCGTTTCTGCTACGTCATAGCTGCTAGCCTCTGTATCCTGAACCCATGTTCGAAACGATGTGCGAAAACCGTGCGGCCTGCCCGCTTCACCGAGTTGGTTCAGCACCTTTGCGACCGCCACGTCAGTAATGCAGCCGCTTCGATAGCTGGGGAACAGGTAATCAGACCGCCGCGTTGCCTTGGCTTCCTCTACGACCTTCAAGGCCCCAGACGATAACGGCACGCGGAAATCATCTACACGTCCCTCGCGGCCTTTGATGCGATCTGCGGGAACCGTCCAGAGGTCGCCGTCGATTTCATCAAACCGCGCGCCGCGCACGCCCATACCTCGCACCGCTGTAAGGATCAGGAACCGCAGCGCTAGCCGCGAAGATCCCAACCCCTCCAATTTGGGGTAAAGGCTGGGGATCTCCTGCCAAGGCGTTGCCGTGATCGACTTGGTCTTGTGTCTTACCTCTCCAAGCATGTGTTTGGCGGCATCGACGGTGAACGGGTCGACGTCCAGGCCCATCAGGCGCGCTTGCTTGAAGATGATCCCGAGCCGCTGGATCGCCTTTTCGGCGGTGGGCGGCTTTGACCGCCAGACCTTCGACAAGGCCTTGTGAATGTCCTTCTGGTGGATCTCTGAAATCCGCCGGTCGCCGAGTTCCGGCAAAACATATAGCTGGATCGGTGAGAACCAGCGCCCGCGCTCGCCATCCCCTCGCAGCCCCGCTTTCCGCGCCTCAAAGACGGTTCGCGCAACCTCTTCCAACGTCGGGTCCTGTCGGTCGAGTTCGGCCATTTCTGCGGCAAGAAGCCTGTCACGCTCTGCAATCGGATCTTTGCCGCTGCCTAGGACGGCCTGCCATTTATCCCGCTGCTGCCGCGCCTCTGAAAGCGAAACGTCGGCCAGCGTCCCGAGCCCCATGTCGCGACGGCGGCCAGAAATCGAATAGCGATAAATCCACTTTCCGGCGGTTTCCGTCTTCTTCAAGGACAGCCCGCCGCCGTCCTGATAGGTGCCGGGACCGGCCTTTTTGATCTGCATGGCTGTCAGCTTGTTTCTCGCCCTGGACATTCTGGCCCCTCTCAGTCCCACAATTAGCCCCACAATTGAGGCGCGATTTCAGGCTTTCATCTGCGACAGCCTGCAACGAAATTCGCGTTAAGTCTCTGGCACAATTACTCGAAAGGAGATTGATGGCAACACACTGCAACAGGTGAACGGTTCCTCTCGACCGCACCATTTCATCAGAAATGAAAATTATCCTCCCTTGTTGGGATGCCGGTGTGAATTTCGATTTAGTGACGGTTCAGTTGAAGCAGCGCACATTCGCGCGGCTTGAGCGTGATCCGTGCAGCAGGTCCATACTCTTGCCAGTCTGACATGAGGTCGAGAATCTCGGCTCGGGTGTCCGCGTCAAAAGCATCAAGGGTTTCAGCGCCGGGGTGGTAGCTTTCGCTGTCCAGACCATTGGCACGCACGATCTCGTGGCGGTCAAAGAGGATGTGCACATAGCACACCTGCGTGCCATCGCTGAGAATCCGAATGCTGTCTCCATTGACCAGATGCTTCGCTTTGATGAGCACCTCGGGCTGGCCAAATTGCAGATCCGCGAGCTCTGATCGGATCAGGACGCGGTGATTGGGCGAAAGTGCGATCTGGCCATGGTGGCCCAAAGCGTTGCGGGCGATCAGCACTGGTGCGTTGCGGCCCCGCGCGAGTCGGGTGCTGCGACCGATCCAGCGCAGTGGTTGTGGCCCATGGTCCCGCGTCATCACCTGCATGCCGACGGTGAGATCTTCGACCGCGATCGGCCCCGCTTCGGTGTCGATCAACGTGCCCGCGACAAAGCAGGGGGGCGCTGTGAGTTTGGTGTCAACCGTGACGGTGCCGGTCGCGGTATGTCCTGCCTCATCCACCACTGTGTAGGTGAAGCTGTTGGTTTCATCCTCGGGGCTGTCGTTGGTGATCGATAAGGTTCCGTCGGGATTGAGGGTAATCACCTCACCGCTTGCGAGCGTCACCGACTCTCCGGCCGATATTGCGGTGCCCGCGATATGGGAAATGGTCAGAGGACCCTTGCCCGCCCCGGCGTCATTGCCGAGAATATCAATCACTTCCGAGCCATTCCCGGAGATGGAAACAAAGTCGTCCGTCGCGGTCACAGAAGAGGCAAAGGGACCGGTAAGCGTGTCGATATCGGAGTTCCAGACCAGATCCCCCTGCAAGCCACCGCCGGGCAGGCTGGTGAAATCCAGCGTCATCGTGGTGTAGAGATCCCCTACGGGCGCATTGCCATCGAGCCCCGCGATCCCGGAGTAGGTCGCGGTGATCGTGCCGCCAAGGTCCTCGTAGTCGGGCGAGACCTTGAAGGGAAAGCCTTCTTTGGAGCCTGGAGTGGAGGGATCGTTCGGGTTGCCATCACTGGCAAAGGTTGTGTCGAACACGGAGTTTGCCGGGGCCAGATCGATCTTGAGCGAGGCGAGGGGCTTTGTCGTGGTCAGCTGGTGCCAGTCATAGCCGAAGTACATATCGATATTGTCACCGGTCGCGCCCCCAGCAGTATAGGGATCAAGCGCTTTCCAGGTGAGCGTCTCGGTGGTTCCGTCGGTATAGGTGACGGTGATCTTCGCCCCTTCGAGGTCCACCCCGCGCGACGCGGTATCGGCGCGGATGCCGTGATCGCTCTGGCGCGGATCGTTGTCGGATCTGACAATGTCGATGTCTGGCATGGCCTGCGCCTTTTGGTAACTCACTGACTGCACATGGCAGAAATTGGTAAATATCTCGCCGCACAGGCTGTCGGCTGCGCCCAAGGGACAGAAACTGTCGCCACCGATCCCAACGTGGGCGATACCCGATGCTGTCTTGCGGGCGCATCAGGGGCGGTCAGCAGCCTATGCTGGGTTTATCTCTGGTTAGCGACTGTGATGTTAAGATGGCGAAATGACATCATGTTTGCGGCACCCCTCTTTGGCGGGGCATGACGCGCAAAAAATGACGCCCGCGCCTTTGTTCTAAGGCACGGGCGATGCGATCCTGATTTGGCGCGGGTCAGAGGCTCAGTTGACGCGCTTTTCAAGAACCAAAAAGGTCATCATCCCAAGCGGCGGCAGCTTGCGCAGTTCTGCCACCTGCAAGGAGGGTTCTTGTAAAATAGTGTCCATCTTGAAATCGGAGTGCCAGCCGATCAGGTTCGCCATCGGTGCGGCGACACGCTCAAGCCCTGCAAGAACGCCGGTGTCCTTGGCAAAATGGTTGGTGATGACCACCTTGCCGCCGGGCTTCAGAACCCGCGCAATCTCGGCCATGACGCGTTCGGGCTCAGGAACGACCGAGAGCACATGCATGGCGGCGATGGTGTCGAAAGTGGCGTTTTCAAAGGCCAGCTCGCGCGCGTCCATGCGCTGCAGGTCAACGCGGCCATCCAGATCGAGTGCATCCACCTTGCGCTGTGCCTTGGCGAGCATCTCGGCGCTGAAATCCACGCCCGTGACGCGGACGTCTGGACCGTAATGCGGCAGCGACAAACCCGTTCCCACGCCCACCTCAAGCACATGACCTTTGCGATTGTTTATGAAGGACACAGCTCTGCGGCGTCCGACATCGGTTACAGCCCCAAAGGTTCGATCATAAACCGGCGCCCATCGGGCATAGGACGACTCGACCGCTTCAATTTTCACTTCAATGTCCTTTCCTGTCATCCGAAATGCGATGAGAGAGAATGCTCCATAAAACTACAATCAAATACGCCAGACAGAGAACCACAAGAGTGATCCAGGCATAAATAAGCACCGCCGACCCTAATACCGCAAAACCAACGAGAAAGAACTTCACGTTGTTGCGAGAGATCTTTGCTGTTTTGAAAGACCATACCGGGAAGCGGGCGATCATCGCCCAGCCCACAAGAATGAGGTGCAGGCAGATCAAAACATCGGGCAGCAAGGGCGCATCG